AATAACAATAACAATAACAATAACAATAACAATAACAATAACAATGTAAATGATATTAGAACTTTAAAAACAAGTTTTAAAGTTTCGTCATTTGGCGCAAATGACGCGCCAGCAGACCCCAAAATAGATTTTGAGAAAATAAAAGGATCGTGGAACGACGAAGCTCAGAAAAGCCATTCGCTGATGCCGAAGCTCCGAAGCATGCAGAAGCAACGACAAAAGCAGATAGCGGCACGCATTCGCGAGTATGGCGAAGAAGTGTTTTTCGACGCAATGAAGAAAGCGGTTGCGAGTGATTTTCTGAATGGCAAGAATCGCCGAGGCTGGATTGCTTCTTTCGACTGGTTTGTGAAACCGACGAATTTCGCAAAGGTTGTAGATGGCAACTACAACGACAGCGCACGAAAAGTGCGAACCGAGAAAGCCGACCAGCGCGAACGGCAAGAAGCAACCGACCAAGCTCACGAAGCCGAAGTCGAAGAATTTCGATCACTGCTGAAACGCTTCGGAATTTCGGCAACGGAATACCTCAAATGCAAAGATCTGTTCGACGGAAACCACACGGACGAAGAGATTCGGAGAGAAATTCAAAATAAGCGCGTTTAACGCAGTTTTATATTCAAGATAATAAAATATATATCTGACGAGAGAAAATGCAACAGACGCAATAAAAACAAGCAAATTTTTAATTTTACGAACAAATGAGCAAACAGAAAAATAATATCCCAGTCGGATTGAGGCTTGATAGCACGAATGAAGGTATGATGACTTCACGGCGAAAAGCACTCGCAATGCTCCCTATATTGCGAGAGCGCGACAAAAACAAAGTGCCAGTCAGAATAGATTTTCAAACAATTAAACTTGTGGCAAAACAATGAATATTTTAGAACAAAGACAGGCAGAGGCGGTGGTGAGCATCGCCAAGACATTGCGCTCCCCAGATTGGGAGCAGCGCAGGTATGAGATCGCAAAAGATATATTACCACACACGATTCTTGAATATTACGGCAAGGGTCTCGAACGTGGAGTAAAAGATGCAGTCATGTGCGCTGACGCTCTAATCGCTGAACTGAAGAAAGGAGGCGAGGAATAAAGTCTATTTAACTCTAATAAAATCTAAAAAACAATGAAAGAAGCAGAAAAAATCATCAACGGTATTAAATATTGGTCTGATAAAGACCAGAAGAATCGTACAGCAGTGGTAATCTTAACAGACAAGAAAGAAGAGGGCGGCGTGTGGGGTCTTTCTAAGGGGAAAACACACAAAATAGGGCATTTCATCTATTCTCTAATGACCGAAAATAAAGAACTCGGTCACGACATATATGCGGCTGCTTGCCTCTATGCACAGAGGCACATTACAGCAGAGAAGCGCGACAAGATAAATGCAGTTATGCCCGCAGTCGATGAAGAGCGCAAAAAGATAGAGGCCTTTATATCCGCAGTCGATGAAGAGCGCAAAAAGATAGAGGCCTTTATATCCGCAGTCGATGAAGAGTGCAAAAAGATAGAGGCCTTTATATCCGCAACCGCTGAAGCGCGCAAAAAACCGAAAGGAGGCGAGCGATGAAATACAGGATTAGACCGAGAATCTATGCGTGCTTCACGCACTGCGGTCGACTGCCGGTCGTGCAGTCAAGCGTCACTACTTATGTGGTGCAGGTGAGAAAATGGTACGGTTGGGTAACTGTCAAGGATTACAATGAAGGCTTCAACTCAGATTTCGCTTTTAGACAAGCGGAAGAACTTTTAGAATTTTTAAATCAATAGAAAAATGAGAAAGAAATACGAGCTTACGGATGAAATATTGGAGGTTGCCGGATACGTCCTGCACAGCATCAAGGCTCTTAGGGACTTCGGAAATGTCAAGAAGGGCGACATTGGCGGATGGATAGAATGCGAAGACAACCTATCGCACGATGATGATTGCTGGGTCTACGACAAAGCGATTATCCGCGACAAAGCGACTGTCCGCGACAATGCGACTGTCCGCGACAATGCGACTATCTGCGACAAAGCGACTGTCCGCGGAGATGCGACTGTCCGCGGAGAAGCGGAAGTTGAAAACAAATCTGACTACATCGTGTTCAAGAATTGGTGGAGCAGCGGAAGATACTTCACTTGGACACGCTCGAACGATATGTGGAGTGTCGGATGCTTCTACGGCACGGGTGAAGAACTCATCAAGAAGGCTTATAACGACAGTGACGAGAGCGGTCGTGAGTATGAGAGAATTGTGAAATATGTAGAATCGATTAAACAAGAATTTAAATGAAAAAGTACATTATCAAAAACGCGGATGGAAGCGAGCAAAGCGAAATGCAAGCCATCCACAAATCACGCAAAGAAGCCGGGGAAACCTTGATGGACTACATTTGCGACCACAACGAAGATTTGGACGTTGACGATGACGATTATTTGTCGCCGTTTGATTTCGCCCTTGAAGAAGTTGAATGCACGGAAGTGAACGAAATTATCACGGACTTTGAGAGCGCAAGAAAAGCCCTTGGCGGCAAGCCGAACGCGGACTTTACCGTTGCAAAGAAGATTCTTTCCGGAAACGTTGTCCAGCTTGAAGATGTCGCAAGACTTGTGACCGACATCAACCCCAAGCACATTGAAGCGTTGATTGCCTTGAACAAGTTGTTCACCATCGCACAGGCATGGAACAAGGAAGATGGCTTTGTACCCGATTTCTCGGATTGGGAACAAGACAAGTGGTTTCCTTGGTTCGTGTATGACAAGGATGCTGCGGGGTTCGTGTCTGCGAATACGGCTAACGCGCCTACGTCTGCGCATGCGCGTTTCGGTTCTCGGCTTTGCTTCAAATCGTCCGCGCGCGCCGCGCAATTCGGCAGACAATTTGCCGACCTTTACAACAAGATTTTTTTATAAATATTAAATGATCAAAAGATGAAACTTATATCAGAAGAAAGATTGGCAGAGTTGCTTAGAGCAGAAGCTTATGCAACAGCTTTAGAATACCATAATGTTGACGAATGGGATTATTTCGCAGACGCTCTAAGCGCCCCAATCTTTAACAATGAAACTTATTGGGAATATACTTCACAAAGCGATAGAGATATAACCAGAGATTTTCAATCGGTTTAAAGGATAAATTGTGTATTCAATGATAAAGCAGTACAGGATGTGGCTTCTTCGCCAGCAGAGGAGGAGGGCGCAGAGACGAAACGAAGAAGTGTGCGCGAGCCTGTCCGTCAGACTTATTGACGGCTCGTTGTACATTGCAAATGGCTGCACGCTTATCCACAAGTTTTCAACCGACAATTCAGTCGGCGAAGTTGTTAATAAAATTAACGAGATAAGGAGAATGAATTTATGATATTCGATAAAATAAGTATGAGTTAGTTAAGCACGGTAGGCATCATACGCAAAACCAAGTGGTGGTGCTTGCCACATTGAGAGGTAGCTCAGGCAGTAGAGCGGCAGCAAGGAACAGCGGCACACATGATGACAACCAATAAGAGGTGCGGAGTTGTCGGCTCAATCCCCTCGACAGCAGGTCAATGGTGCAAATCCATTCCTCTCAACTATTTAGAATTTATCAAAAAGGAAGAGAAAAATGATATTTAAAAAACATTGAAATTATGACAAACGAAACTGGAATGGATATTTTTAAGGCGTTCAGCGACCTGTCACGGATGGACAAAGAGGACTTTGCAAGATACGTAGTCAACAACTTGGCGAACAGAAGCCGAGAAAGACTTCTGTTCTACCTTGCCGCTGACTTCCTCGAATTTATTCAAGGCAATAATGATTTTACGACAAAGCAAATTAAGAAGCTGGTAAGTCTTGGCATTAATCTTGGCAAGGAATGGACGTTGCAGAACCTTTTGGATTGTCTGCCTTTGCGTGTGGACAGAGTGCCGCAGACAAAATGGATTCGGGTTGTCAACCCGAACGAAGAATATGAAGAATGCTTGGACAGCGACGGAGACTATCCGAACATCTCTGGACATTTGACCATATCTGTGCAGTATGGACGATGGGTGTTCGACTTCGACAAGGAGGTAATCAACGGTCGCAAGCCACAAGATACCAGCTTTACAGAGGCGGCAATCAAGATGGCGGAATTTTGTATCGAGAACGAATTAATATGACGAATGTATGAAAAAAGAGATTAAGAGAGTGCTGATGAAGCTCGCAACCGAAGCTTCTGAATTTCGCGAATATTTCAAGAAACCGTTTGTCTATGGCGAATGGATTGTCGCAACGGACGGATATTCGTTGATACGAGTTAAGTCGGGAAACAACGGCGGCTACTCGCCACTAACCAAGCAAATTGATATTGATCATTGTTTTCCCTCTAAGACTTGCAATTGCTTGGTGGACATCGAGCAATTGCAAGAAAAATTGAAGAGCAAAAAATACACCTATTGGGGAGACCTTTTCACCGTTTGTGAAGAGTGTGGAGGTGTTGGAAAGGTCTGGTGTACATACACTGATCGGCTTGGAAGAGATTATCAGATTTCAGGAGTATGTCCAATATGTGGCGGATACAGTATTACTGAGCGAAAAGGCATGGTTAAGATTGCCGACGCAATCGTCAAGCCGAAATATATATTTCTCTTGTGCGAGTTGGCAAAAGCGACAGGCGGAAGAGTTTTGTTGCTGAATAGAGGCGCAGAGCGACAACGCTTATATTTTCAGATAGGAAAAGACATAGAGATGATTATAATGCAGGTGAGTCCGTCAGTTGCTCGACAAGAGGAATTGTTGTTTGAATTAAAAATTGATTAAAGAAAATGGAACAGAAACAAGGAACGCCGATAATCGGCACACACAATTCAATGACTTATCTCCGACCGCAGAAGTGGTATGGATGGTTTATGATTCCGTTCGCTCGGTGTCAGCGCAAGACAATCGAGGAACAGTGGTACGAAGGCGCACGATGCTTCGACTTGCGCATCCGCTTCACCAAGCAGGGCGAACCTTACTTCGCCCACGGACTTTACGAATGCACACACGAGGTCAAGCCTATCGATGTCTTGGTGAAGTTGGACAGACTGATACTCCGCTATAGACAACGTGCCTTTGTGCGTCTGATTCTTGAAGACCCAGGCAAGCAAAACCATAACGTTTTTTACTTCAAACGGTTCTGCTGTGCGTGGTACAAAAACAAAGGGATGATACGCCTCTTCGGTGGCAACCGCAAGGGCGATTGGGCGCAGATTGTATATTTTGACTACAAGCCGAACCTTACCCAGTATGTAGGCTCCATGATGGAGGACGCACGGTGGTACGAAAAGATAATGCCTTTTGCTTATGCTTGGAGGCGCAACAAGAAGAACAAGCAGAACCCACAAGGCGATATTGCCATTTACGATTTTATTTAACATTATATTTAACACTATGACGAAAGAAGAAGTAAGAGCTTATTTACAGACTTACTGCGATATAGACTTAAAAGAAGAATACTGCACATTAGAGAATGTTTTGAATCTAATTCCTAACGTCCAATATTCAGAGCAGAGTGAAGCATTCTCCCTTAACGTTCCAATTAATGAGCATTGTTTTGATTCTTTAGCAGAGAGCAATTGGCTATCGGGTGATTTGTCTATATCGAGAGATGATGACGGAAAATGGACGCTGGATTGGGATTGGGATGGAATATTTGGCATTTTGCCCCAGGGCGAAGACCTTATGACTGCCGCACTTTATATGTGCGAGTTCTGTGTCGTCAACGGAATCAGATTGAACATTAAAAAACTTAAAGAATAACATTTAACATTATTAACCTCCCTCTGTTAATTGGGTTAAAGTTCTTGTATCTACGATACTCTCTGCACTATCTTTGTGGTGTCCGAAGGGAGTCAGCCGAAAGGCTGTGGATTGAAACGAACTAATTTCTACTATCGTAGATAAAAAAACTTTAACCCCAGAGGACAACAGGGAGGAAGCATCGGTTTCCTCCCTTTCTTTTTCCCAATGATACTATTTCCCATCAGACTGACGGCAGCGACCGCAAGACGCACTGCGTGCAAGCGGTTCGAACGAGTAAACGAGAAAACGGAGTTGTATAACGACTATTCTGCAAAAGGAGTGAATATTAAGTAATATATTATATTTATAAAATAAAAAAAACTATGCTAAACAAAGCGCAAGTAATCGGATATGTCGGTAAAGAGCCGAAAATATCCACGACTCAGAACAATGCGAAAATCGCATCATTCAGCATCGCAACGACAGAGAAAAGTTACACAACACAGAATGGAGTGACGATTCCCGAACGCACGGAGTGGCACAACATCGTGGTGTTCGGCAAACTTGCCGATGTTATTGAAAAATATGTGCATAAAGGTTCTCGGATGTATGTCGAGGGTAAAATGCGTACACGGGCGTTTACCGATAAAAACGGAGTGCAGAAAACGATTACCGAGATTAATGTCGATAACTTGGAGATGCTTGATAGTAAACCGACGCAGCAGTCAGCAAATGCGGATGTTTCGCAAACAAATATTCGTCAAACATCTCAATCGCATGAACAATCCGTAATGTTCGCAAGTGAGGAGATGCGAAGTGGTAATGATAATCTTCCATTCTGAGCCTTATGCGACACGAAGAATCAAAAATACAACAGGTGTGCGTAGAGTGGTTTCGCTATCAATTCCCAGAATATGCGCGAAACCTTGTCGCAATTCCCAACGGCTACAAGACTACGCTTTCACAAGCGCGGATTGCAAAAGCCGAAGGGATGGTTGCTGGGGCGGCAGATTTGTTTTTGTTTGTCCCGTCGTATAACGGCAAATATCACGGACTTGCGATTGAGATGAAAACTGCCAAAGGTCGGCAACAGGAATCGCAGAAGATATGGCAGCAATGCGTACAGCGTGAAGGTTATTACTGTGCGATTTGTCGCTCTTTTGATGACTTTCGTATGGAAATAAATAACTATCTTTGTGTAAGATAATTTTTCCACAGATTTGTTTTTTTTGAGTTTAAGACCGCTTTTTAGGCGGTCTTTTGCTATATTTGCGGAAAAGTAACTGATTTTCTTGCTTTTATTTTTTTGCAGTCAATAAAAAACAAACCGATATTATGGAGGATAAGACAAACAATGAAAGGGGTATCACGATGTTGCCGATGTCGGCAATTGAGATAAATAATGGGCAACTGGAAGGTCTACCGAAGAATCCGCGTTTGATAAAAAATGCAAAGTACGACAAGTTGAAAGAGAGTATCACGAATTATCCCGAGATGCTATCTTGGCGAAGTTTGCTTGTTTACCCTCTTGACAATGGCAAATATATCATTGTCGGTGGAAATATGCGTTATCGAGCGATGAAAGAATTGGGACACAAGGAAGCTCCTGTTTTCATCATCCCCAAAGAAACGCCGATTGAAAAAATAAGAGCATACACGATTCTTGACAATAATGGCTTTGGTGAATGGGATTGGGATTTGCTTGCAAACGAGTGGGAGACATTTGAGCTTGATGATTGGGGTGTTGATTTGCCTGCTTTCGACGAATCAACTGATGACGAAGATGGCGATGAAGGCAATGTAGCGGAGGATGACTTTGATGAAGATAAAGATGACGTTGAACCACGCACGAACAAGGGCGACATTTGGGTTCTTGGCGAGCACCGATTGATGTGCGGAGATAGTACAAAAGCATCCATGATTCAAGAACTGCTTTCCGGGGAGAAAGTAGATTTGTATATTACAGACCCACCGTATAATGTGGCATACGAAGGTGGGACAAAAGATGCACTAACTATACTGAATGACGAAATGGATGATGACGGCTTTAGAGATTTCTTAGTAAATGCGTTTATGGCAGTTGATTCGGCATTGAAAGAAGGTGCATCCTTTTACATTTGGCACGCCGATAGTGAGGGTTACAATTTTAGATATGCAGTTAAGCATTGCGGTTGGTTAATGAAGCAATGTTTGATATGGAAAAAAAATGCTATGGTCCTGGGTCGCCAAGATTACCAATGGAAGCATGAGCCTTGTTTGTATGGATGGAAAGCGGGAGCGAGTCATAATTGGTATTCCGACAGAAAGCAAACAACAGTGTTGGAATTCAACAAACCGAACCGAAACGCAGAACATCCTACAATGAAACCTATTGAGTTGTTCGCCTATCAGATACAGAACAGCAGTCGGAAGGGGGATATAGTATTGGATTCATTTGGTGGAAGCGGTACAAGCATAATCGCTTGCGAACAGCTGAACCGTAAATGCTACATGATGGAGTTAGACCCGCACTATTGTGATGTCATAGTTGCGAGATGGGAAAAGTTGACAGGAAAGACGGCGCAAAAATTAAGCAAAGTAAGAAATGACACTAAGCGATAAGTTTAAGCACAATTCACAACGTAGTCTGACTCCAGAAGAAGCGCGGGAAATGGGCAGAAAGTAAATAAAGTTGATTTCACAAATAAAAATGAACCGATATGGCAAAATACAACAAGATAATACTTGAAGAGTGCGTGCAATGGGTTTCGGAACATGGACTTATCGACTACGGGGGCGCACGGCTTAAGGATTTCCGTGCGGTTTTCCATATCGAAGATATTACCTATCGCCGTTGGATGGAGAAGCCAGAGTTTCGGGATGCCATCAATGCGGCAAAGGAAGTGTTCAAGAAGAACCTCACCCACGACCTCGTTACTTCACTATCAATGACAGCCAAAGGGTACGAAAGAGAGGAAACGGAAACGGAATACGTGCCTAACCCGAAAGACCCGACAAAACCGACGATAAAGAAGTTGAAGAAATCGACAAAACACTATCAGCCTAATGTTGGAGCGGCGATATTCCTGCTTACCAATCTTGACCCTGAACATTATCAGAATAGGCAGCGAACAGACGTGGCGGTAAAGAAAGACGACGAAAAGCCGATGACCATTGAGGAAATCAACAAGGAAATTGCACGGCTCGAGAAACTTGATAAAAAAGGCAATGACGAAGAGTCGGAAAGTAGATGAAGCAGAAAGATGCAGAGCGGTTGTTAGAATTGAAGCGAGCGAGATTAAGATTGCTCGCTCCCACATCGTTTGCGCATTTTCTCGGCTATGTGAATTCAAGGTATGAGCTTGAATGGTTTCATCGTGAGATAGCCAAACGATGCGAAATGCTTGTCCGTGGCGAGATTAAAAGGTTGATGGTTTTCATCCCTCCGCAACACGGAAAGTCGCTCATTATCTCGCAGTTGTTCCCAGCATGGGCGCTTGGCAACAATCCCGATTTACGTATAGTCGGCTGTTCTTACTCCGCTGACCTTGCTTGTCAATTCTCGCGGTCAATCCAGAGAACGATTGAGTCGGAAGAGTATCAGCGATTGTTTCCCGAAACCAAAATGACAGGAATGAACAACGTGTCGACACGTGGATATATTCGCAATGTTGACCTCTTCGAAGTAGTCGGGCATCGTGGCTTTTATAAGGCGGTCGGTGTAGGCGGCGGCTTGACAGGAACGCCCGTAGATATTGCCATTATCGATGACCCTGTTAAGGACGCGCAAGAAGCAAATTCAACGACATATAGGCAACGTGTCTGGGACTGGTACAATACGGTTCTCACAACTCGTCTGCATAATGATTCTCGGCAGTTGTTCATCATGACGCGTTGGCACGAAGATGATTTGGCGGGACGAATCTTGCAGACAGAGGCGCAAGACTGGACAGTGCTATCAATTCCAGCTATCTGCGAGGAGGAACACGACGGAACGCTGAATAGTTGTCGGCACGTTGGCGATGCTTTGTGGGAGAACAGGCATTCGATACAGAAGTTATTGAAACAACAAGTGCGTTCACCGCGTGAGTTTTCTGCGCTGTATCAGCAGCACCCTGTCATCGAGGGAGGAAATATCATTCATCGTGATTGGTTTCGCCGAATCTCGCTTGCGGATTTCACGGCGTTACGCTTCCGCGAGCCGATTCATTTTTTTCTCGATACAGCGTATGATGAACGGAAGGCGAAGACTGATAACGACCCAAGCGGCATTATCGGTGCTTGTAGAATTAAGAACAATATCTATATCACTTGTGCTAAGAAAGTGTGGAAGACATTCCCCGACTTGCTGAAATTTCTGCCTGAGTATCTATACGCGAACGACTACGATTCTGCGCAGTCAACGCTCCGCGTCGAGCCTAAGGCGAACGGCAAATCGGTTGTTCAGCAGTTGGAGGAGTCTACGGATCTGAATGTAACCTATACTCCCACACCACGCGATCCGAAAGATGTGCGCTTACACGCAGTCGCTCCGAAGATAGAGTGTGGTAGAGTTTTCCTTGTCGACTCTGATTGGACAGAAGATTTTATCGACGAGATTTGCGGTTTCCCGAACAAGGCACACGATGAATATGTGGATGTTCTTGGCTATGCGATTAACTACCTTAGCGACAACGCAGACATAGAGCTGTCTGATGATGTGAGCGTGGATGATTTATTGCCGATATAGGCAAGATTTTCGATAATAAAAACAAAATTCAAAAACAAAAAGAAGAGATGATAGGAGATTTTTTTCAGACAGCAGTCAACTATATCAACGCTGCCGTCGGTCGCAATCAAGAGTTTGAGGATTTAATCAAGGCGCGGGATATTTCGCGTATCAAAACACTGTTTCGTAGTTACGAGCAAGAAACGAACGAGGCGATGCGCGAGTACAATCCGCTCGCTCACGAGATTATGCATCGTGAAGATAAGATTGTTCGGAACAAGCTTGGGCAACGCAAGTCGACAATCAAGCGATGGAAGCTGCCATTGAATTACCCCCAGTATATCAATGAGATTTCGGTAGTGTTTATCTATGGGCAGCCTGTCAAGTGGCTTCAGCAGTCAGACAACACTGATAATGCTTTTGAGAAATTTGGCGATATAATCAAGTCGACGAGGTTCAATTCCAAGATTCGGCAATGTAAGCGGTTGGCTGGTGCGGAAACGCAGTCGGCAATGCTGTTTCACGTATTCCGTAACGAAGATGGCAAGCCCGATGTTCAAATTCGTGTACTTGCTCGCTCAAAGGGTGATGAGATATATTCGCGTTGGGATATTTATGAAAATCTCGTGTCGTTTGCGTGGGGTTATTATGTCAAGGAAACAAGCGAAACATCGGTGTATCATTTTGACATCTACACGCCGAGTGTGATATATCGTTGCAAGCAAACAAGCGGCGGTTGGGAGGTGACGCCCGAAGAAAACCTTGTAGGCAAGATTCCTGTAATTTTGTTTCAGCAAGAAAAAGAATGGGGAGGCGTAGAGCCGTTGATAGGGCGCGAAGAGTATATCGGCTCGAGAACAGCGGACACGAACGATTATTTCTCTGACCCAATGTTCCTAATCCACGACGATATTATCAAATCAATGCCCGATAAAGGCGATGAAAACAAGACGTTGCGTATCCGTGGAAACAATGTTGATGATGTGTCTAAATATGCAAAGTATCTGACGTGGGATAGTGCGCCCGAAAGTAAGAAAGCAGAAATCGATTGGCTTCAAAAGCATATATTATCCAAGACATTCACGCCTAATATTGAGTTTGATAATATGAAAAGTTTGTCAAACATCAGCGGAAAAGCATTGAAACAGATGATGCTGCTTGCTGATATTAAGGCGAACCGACATAAGGAACAGCACGACGAATTGCTCGACAGAACAAGTAATCTGATACTGGCTATCATAGGCAATGTGCTTGACATTTCTCTGCGCGAGGAGTGCCAACGTTGCGTGATCCAGCACGAATTCCAAGAGCCGTTCGGTGAGAATATCGCTGAAACAATAGACAATATCGTCAAAGCACGCGATGGTGCATTCCTATCCGCTGAAGGTGCAGTTGAACTGAATCCGCTTATTAAGGATCACAAGCAAGAGCTTGAACGACTCGCCCATGAGGAAGAACAAGCGTCGAAGAATCAACGCGATTTGTTTGGATTAAATCAGACTAAAGAGGATATATATGGCGGTGCGGAGTAAGATGCCGACAATAAAACGACGGCTTCCCGATTGTGCGGATTGTGTACACTCTTACAATCCGCACAATGCGGATTACTCTGGCAAGCCGATATTGTGCGATTGTAGATTGCGTCAATTCAGCCGTTTCCTTTACGCTCACGGCTGCGAAATGTTCAAACATAAGTAACCATGCTTAAAAAAAAGATTGACTACGACAAAGCCGCTAAAATGCTTTTCTCTCGCACGGAGCATTATGCCGACAATGTGCGACGGCTTTACGCTACCGCTACCGATGAGCTGTTGAAGCTTTCTGCGATGAAGGCGTCCAACGGAGTGTCTGCGGCATTCTCGTTTTCCGACAACAAAAGATTAAGTGAACAAGCAAATGCTATTCTCCGAGCGTTGTATAGCGGCGTATACAACGAAATCAAGGGTGGTGTCATTGCAGAGTGGGAAAACGCGAACAAATCTTACGATGCGCTGATTACGTCAATCTTTGGTAAAAAAGTTAAAGAGGATAATCACTATGCGCGGTATTTCGCACGGAACAAAGAAAGCGTGGATGCGTTCTTCAAACGCAAGTCTGAGTATGGCGGATTGAATCTATCGCAGCGTGTGTGGAAATACGTTGGTGATTTCAAAACCGAGATGGAGATGGCTTTATCCGTAGCGATGGGCGAAGGCAAGAGCGCCGCCACAATCTCACGAGAGGTGCGCAAGTATCTTCAGCGCCCAGATATGATGTTTCGTCGGTTTCGTGTCAAGACGGGCGAACAAGACATATTTGATGCTGACGGCAACGTTGTCGGAAAAGAGCCTGTTTATGGGCGCGTGTGGAAGCGCAAGGTTGTTGACGCTGTGACAGGTAATGTATCGTGGCAGACGGTGAACCTTAAAGACTATTCTTTCGGTCGCGGTGTGTATCGTTCGTCATACAAAAACGCTATGCGTTTGGCGCGCACAGAAACAAATATGGCATATCGCACCGCGGATCAAGAGCGATGGCGACAACTTGATTTCGTCATTGGCTATCGTGTCGTGTTGTCTGACAATCACCCAGAACCAGATATTTGCAATGATTTATCGGCAAAACGTGGCGAGAAAGGTAGTCGAGGTGTGTACCCGAAAGACTTCGTGTTTAAAGGCTGGCATCCGCAATGCCGTTGCTATGTCGTGCCGATACTTGCAGATGAAAAAGAGTTTGACAAAATACAGGAGGCTATCCTTAACGATGAGCCTATACCCGAAAGTAAGAGCGTGATTCGGGAGCCGAACAAGTATTTTCAAGATTGGTGGAAGAAGAACAAGAAGAGAGTTTCCGAAGCGCAGTCATTGCCGTATTGGGTGAAGGACAACCCGAAGTATACAAAAATCAAGCGAGAAAAGACGGATGCGGAAAAATCTCTCGAAAAGGCAATCAAGGATGTCGTAATTAAGGCTCGGTCAAGTGGTGGCGAAGTGCAAGGATTAGCAGAGAGCATTGCCGCTGAACATAATGCAATCTGTACGCCGATAAATTACAAAAGCGAGGCATCTATTAAGCGAAAAGTTCTATTGGAGAGGAAGGAGAAAGGAGATGCATATATGCCCGATAAGCTAAAAGACCTTGTACGGACAACTATTATTGCGGACAGACAAAACATTGATATTGTTATCGAGCAATTAAGAATGTCAGAACCAGTCAAGGCATTTAAAGGAATCGCAGTGAAGAAACAGAGGCCACAAAACTATCTCGGTTATAGTGGAAATATAGTCAATCTTCAAACAAGCAATGGCCTTGTTGCAGAAATTCAAGTTAATACTGCAAAAATGATTTACGCCAAAGAGCTCCCAGAAAACGCAAAAGCTATATTGGGAGAAAAACTATGGAATAAGATTCATCGAGAAACAGGTATTGAAGGTGGCTTAGGGCATAAATACTATGAAGAATGGCGAGTGATGTCTAAAGAAGAACAACAGTCTGCAAAAGGTATTGTGTTGAGAAAGAGGTCTGAAGAATATTATTCGCACTTCAATAAATAACCTGCTTGTAATTGCGCCAAGAGTGTTTTTGTTCCTCATCTGGTAATGGTGCAGCCGCCCAGTTCCATGTTATGCCAAAAGATTCAAATTCCTTTTTTGTCATTTCTTCAACGATAAAACCAGTACCATTTTCCTCTGATAGCCATGGAATTTGTTTTTTGTCTTTATGGATAGAGAATTTTCCGTCTCCATCGACCATTACTCCGTCACCAGTGTTTTCGTCTATTGCGTAGATACGCTCTTTCATATAATCGGCAAAATATTTCATAAATAGGCTTCTTGTTTAATCCTCACTTGGCTTTACAAAAATACAATATTTTTCGTAAAAATATCGATATATCCGTTTGTAATAATGTTTTTATCCATATCTGCTGTTATTTAAAAATTACGAATTGTTTTGCTTAATCGCAGCAAGCAATAAAAAGGGCAACAACCACTACAATAGCAGATATGATTGCAGCGATTGCGGCAACCTTCTCCCAATCAATAGGATTGTGCAATTTGGGATTATGGTCAACATACCGTCTCCCTTTGCTTGTTATTGCGACATCCTCGATTACGTGTCCCTCAGACCACGCGCACCGAGCAAGACCAAGCCGTTCAAGCGCTTCAAATCCATAGGACAGACTGCCGATTCGCTGAGGGTCGGTTGTCATATTGATTTTGCCCTCGTGCAGAATCCGTAAAGCCTCCTTCTCTTCTTTCGCCAGTTTGATTCTCTCCATACAGCGTTGATTTATCGATGACAAAGATAGGCAAATATTTCCATTCGCCTATCTTTGTAGTTAAACTTACTTCTTTTTACTCAAGCCCATAACATCCATTAGCTCTTCAGCGTTATTCTGAACCGCTTCATTGTAGCAAGTGAAGAAAACGCCATCGGGGAGAAGTCCGTGCCGCTTCATCCATTCTCTTTCGGACTCGTTCTTTTTATTCGCCAGCCATATCAACGGATAACCATAGCCGTCGGAAAATGTTTCGTCTGTAATCTTGGGACAGGTTTCAATCCAACGGAATCCCTGTCTGCGAAAAAACGACGGATGCACAAGAATGTACGCAAGTTTTAGTGGGTTAATTGCACGCAAAGCATCCTTGACGTGGACGAAATTCATCCGCTGGGTCGTACATAATTCCGTAGCGGATTACGACTGGTTTGTACTCGGTTGCATTGTTGCTGATTACAACGTTCATCGACTCGTTGAAGTCTAATAATTGATAATCTTTCATTTCTATAAGTTTAATAATTAATAATCTTTCTCGACCGCTCATTAAGCGGTGTGTTTAATACTTGCTTTTTACACTGCAAATATACAAACAGTATTCGTAATGTGCAAATGTTTAGCAAACAAAATGCCGAGTTTGGCAAACTTTTTTGAAGTTTGTTTGAAAAACAACGATTTTTTTGTTTGGTAAACACCGCTTTTTAAGCGGTTTATTTTTATATTTGTCGCGAGGCAAACGAATAATTTTTACGCGTGATATTATGAATAAGAAACTATTAGAATTGCTCCAAGACAAATGCAAGGATTTTGGATTGACAAAGAAAGCCATCGAAGATATTGCTGAAACAATAAGCGAGGGCGTTAGTGACGAGGCTTCTGATGAAGAACTCGAAGAGAAGGCGAATTCGGCAGTCCCTTATGCTCGCTTGATGCAAGCAGAAGTGACACGCAAGGCGCAGAAACAGGTTGTGAAGAAGAAGACTATCAACGATGGTGATGGCGACGACACAACCCCAAAAGCTGATGATGACCAACCAGAGTGGTTCAAAAAATTCAAGGCGGAAACCGACAAAAAACTCACGGCACTTGAAGCCGAGAACGAGAATTTAAAAGCGGAGAAGCAGAAGGCTGAACGTTCGGCAAACATCACAGCAACGGCGAAAAGATTGGGCATTCCCGATTTTCTGATGAAGCGTTTCGCAATAGCGGATGACGCGGATATTGAAAAAGAATTGACGGAATACAAGCAGGATCTTATCACCAACAGGCTAATGCCGTCAACTGAGGCGAGCATTACGTCATCGTCCGAACAGGCGGCTATGGACGACGCCGAAGCGTGGGCGAAAAAGCTGCCCGATTTATAACCTTTAAAACAAATTCTTTATGGCTATTGAATTTAAAAAAACGTCTTATGCTGGTAATCTTGATGCGTTTTGGCGCACGGAGGTTCGTATGCTTCCAGGCGGCTTCAATTGCAGTCAATCGATTCCAGTTGGCGATGTCATCCCTCGTGGCGCGCTTGTGTGCGCTGACTTCGATACAATGACTGCTACGATTGTCAAGGTCGGCAGAGTTGTTGACGGAGGCACAACGACAAAGCCTCGCGTTACGAAGAACAATCATTTCTACGCTGGCGACACTGTGATGCAAATCGGTAAGAAAGACGCTGCTGTAACTGTCAAGAGTGTCGACCGCTCAAACCCAGATTACGATGTTGTGGAATTTTCCGCAGCTTTGGCAACGCTTGCCAAGGGTGATTACCTTATCGAAGCAGTCAAAGACACAGGTGATAGCGCGACGACTTATTCGCAAGCGCACGAGGCAAATACGATTCTTGGCGCCGACTACACTTCTCGTGCAGTAGGAATGACGACACTTGATATCGCTTATTCAGCGGTTGCATTGAAGGATGTTTGTCCGCAATTCCCAGCCGATTGGCTTGATGGCGGTGCGTTCTTGAAGACGAATCACAACATTTTATTCATCAAACAATAGAAAGGAGGTAAGATATGGCTAATCAAGTTTTTTCATCTATTTTCGGAGAACTGACAAGGAACATTCAGACACGAATTGATAAAGCGTCTGAACTGAACAAGCAGTTGTTCGACAAAGTTATATATCGCAGTTACCTTGACTGGGACACTCCGACTATTGGGCTTGACTTTGAGGAGATCATTGGCAAGTATAATGTGACTATTGCAGCAGCCACGATTGGTGACAACTCTAAAGAGCCAATCATTGGTTCAAACGGACTTGACACCGTTAAAGAGCGTGTGTTGAACCACGCTATCACTCGCCCGATGTCTATGCAAGATTATCGCAAGATTCTCGAGATTATGGACACAAAGGCACTTTCTGATAGTGTCAAGAAGCAGAAACTTATCGACTTGATGTGGGGCGATGTGTCGACCGTTGTCAATGGTGTTGAAGCACGCTTGGATATGATATTCCTTGGCGCGCTGTCAAATGAAGGCAAATTCACGTTCGACAATAAGAACAACCCCGAAGGCGGTGTTCGTGGTGCAATCGACTACAATCAGCCTGCAAGCAATATTGCGCAAGCGAAAACGAAATGGACGGAGGCGAACATTGACTCTGTGGACTGCATGGAGGATATTCAAGCAATACTTGACGCTGCTGACGACAAGACTGTTCTCGGCAAGGTTCTCGCCGCTCCGAGTGTGATTGCCTACATGTGCCGCACAAAGAAGATGAAGCAGATGATTTGGGGTACTGACAAAGGTTCAAGGCTTGTGCAGTTATCCGACATCAATGCTTACCTTGAAGCAAACGGCTATCCGCAGTTTGAGAAGATCCGTAGACAGGTGCGCGTTCAAGACAATGGCAAGATCACATCCGTGAATCCGTTCAACGCGAAGAACATCGTCTTTATTCCAGCTGGCAAGCTCGGTGTTGTTAAAAACGCTCTTTCGGATAACGAACTTAATCCAGAGAGCGATGTGTCATATTCGAACTACGGGCGCATCCGCGTCTCCAAATGGCACGTGGGCGAAACAAAAGGCGCCAACAAGGGTGAGTTTACGAAAGCTGAGAGCCTTTCGCTCCCAGTGATTACCGAGATGGATAATATTTACACGCTCAAAACGGATTATTGATATGACTAATTTGGAAGCACTCAAGGCGCAATGCAAGTTGATTTGCAACACGTGCTATGTTGATACCGACGCCGCTACACTCGCGCTTGTAAACGCTGGCTTGGATTCTGAAGCAACGGCAATGCCGCAAGATGTTGAGATTTTGCGAGCAGCCATAGGTATTGTTCGTGGCTGGGTAGAAACAAGCCGCAGCGAGAACGGAATTTCGGCTGCGACAGATTTAGCGGCAGTGCGAAGGAACATTGCTTGGTGGTGCAGTCAAGGCGGCTTGGATGCTTCTGAATTTCTCGGTGATGACGCAACGACAATTGATAACGGCTCTGATATGTGGTGAGATGAGAACAAACGGCTATATACAACGATACATCACATCTGATGGATATGAGGATGAACTTGGTGACTATCACGAAGGCGAAACACATCTCGATGATGAAAAAATCGAGTGTCTTGCCAATGCGAACGGACAGCCACAAGAGCGATTGTTCGAAGATGGAGTGACGCGGAAGTATACGTTCACCGCTTTTCTGCCTCCGAGAGTGAGATGGTTTGAGGTAGGGGAACGAGTGCGGCTTACACGTTACGGCAAAGTTTTTGAACTTGAAGTCAAGGGGTTCGTTCCGTACAATCTTCAATACAAACTTTGGCTTGGATAAAATGGATGACAATGCCTATTTCTGTACAAATGCAAGGTGTTAATGATGAAGCGCAGAGAATCGCAGAACGTGTTGACAAAGTGATATTCAACGCTCTGTCAAGGCTTGGCGAGATGTGCGTTACGAAGATTCGCGAAAGGTCGGCAGAGCAAAGCTGGTGCGACCAAACTGGCAATCTTCGCTCATCAATCGGCTATGCGGTGGTACACAATGGTAATGTCATATCAATATCCGATTTTGCTGTAGTGGGGAACGGCGCAGAAGGTGCGACTGACGGCAAGAGCTATGCTACTAAAGTCGCAAGCGGAATCCGAAAGAAGTGGGCATTGATAGTTGTCGCTGGAATGAACTATGCGTCGTATGTGGAAGCCATTGACTCGAAGGATGTTCTTGCCAATACAGAGCTGTGGGCAAGAGCGGAAACACCAAAAGTTATGGCGCAACTTGAAGCACAAATATCGAAGATTAAGAGATGAAAACAGACATTGAGATTATGGATTTGGTTTGGACTTATGTCAAGTCTTCGCCTCTTGCCGAAAACATCAACGGCAAGTGCTACAAAGGTAGACGACCAGGCGAGTCCAACACCGAAGACTTGTGCATTTCCGTTTTGGCGAATCAAAACGGAGAGTTTCAAGAGGCATATATCAATGTCAATATATACGTTCCCGACCTTAGGCGACGTACCGCGTATGAATCCGACGATGCGCGCCTACGGGAACTTTGTCGATTGTCTGATGATGTTTTGGGCTTGCGTTTCGGCGACGGTTGGCGGTGGAAGATGGACTCGCAAAGAGTGTACGCCGTGGACGGCAGAAACGAACAGATGATTAATAATAGACTTTTTTTCCAGAATTATAACGAGTAACAGATATGGCAGTATTAGCGTGGGGCAAGCCCCGAATTTTTGTCAAGAAACTTGGAGGGGGCGGCTCTTGGATTGAGTTGCCGACTCCTGTTGAAGGTTCTACACAATTATCGACCACCAAAGGCGACAAGAACGAAGCCAAAATTGAAGGTGGCGAGAATGAGGATGTGAAATACAATCGCAACACATACGCGCTTGCGCTGAACATCCGTGCGGTTGAAGGTCGTGCGATGCCTATTATCGCTGATGATGGTGTCATTGGCGGTCAATATGCAGTTGTGCTTCAACCAGAGAATCCAGCCTCGCAAGGTTTTGCGTTTCTGAAATCGGCTGCGTCTGTAGAGGACACATTCACAACCGCTGATGGCGGTGTGTGGAACTACACGTTCGACGCTTTGAAGCAAGACGCGAAACATAAGCAAATCTATTGGGGACAGGTGATCGTCACCGAACAGTCAGCAGGCACGATTAGTAAAATCGAAATTGATCCATCCGACACGACAGGGGCGGAGGATAAAATCGAGGTTGGTGCAGACGCATAAGATTGGTTTTTTCTCATAACAATACAAGTTAAGTGATTAGTTAAGTTGAGTTAGGTAATGTTAGGCGCGGGTTTCCATAGATTTTACCGCGCCGCCCGATTGGCTATTGGCAAAGCGCGCCTGTGAAGGTGGCATTGTCGGTTCGAATCCGACATCGGGCACTATATGAATGAGCGGAAAGACATAGAAGCACAGATGATCGATACGATTATCGAACGTCCGATAGCCTTTGACATTGACGGCAAAAGGTACTGCCTTTATCCGCCATCTCTCGGTGTGACATATCTCGTCGCGCCAATCACACAATCGCTTGGTTTCAGCGGAGAGAATCTTAAGGTCAATGTTTTCGCAGAGATGCTTAAAGTGTGCAGCACGCACAAAGATGACGTGTGCCGCATCCTTGCGTTGTATAGTTTCCGTCGGCGGTATGACTTGTTTGATGCCGCTCTCATTGAGAGCCGAATAAAAGAGTTTGCGACGCTTGATGTTGAACAGCTCGCAAGTGTCTATATGCTGACACTTGGATGGACAGATGTAGAGATGTTTGCGAAACATATCGGTCTTGACGTGGAGCGAGTGATGCGGGAGCGTATCACTGCGATGCAGAAAAAAACATCAAAGACTGTTTCATTCGGCGGTCGTAGCGTGTACGGCTCGTTGATTGATTACGCTTGTCAGCGATATGGCTGGACAATGCAGTATGTCGTCTGGGGTATCTCTTATGCGAATTTGCAAATGTTGATTGCCGACGCGTTGAATACCGCTTATCTCAATGATGACGAAATGCGGAAACTGGGTGTACAGAATGGCGATTGCCAAGTGTTGGACGGTGATGATCCGCAGAACGCTGCGTTGATTCGCCAATTATTCGGAGGGTAGAAATGGCAGAATTGAATTTCTTGATAAGTGTCAATAATCAGCAAGTGATGCGAAAACTTGCCGAGATACAGACTGAAATGCGCAGAACGGCAAAGGTCGCGGAAGAGTCGGGGACAGGCTTGGATAAATTCGCAGATAAGTTAGGTAAACTTGCTGCGTCTATGGGCTTGGCTTTCGGCGCGAAAGAACTTGTGCAAAATCTTGTCAAGATACGCGGAGAGTTTCAACAACTCGATGTCGCATTCCGAACAATGCTCGGCAGTGCGGAGAAAGCCGACGCACTGATGTCGCAATTAGTGCGAACTGCCGCCACCACTCCGTTTGACTTGCAAGGCGTTGCACAGGGCGCCAAGCAGTTGCTCGCCTATGGAATCGCTGCTGAAGATGTTAACGATACTTTGGTACGCTGTGGTGATGTCGCCGCTGGCTTGTCTATCCCTTTGGGTGATTTGGTGTACCTCTACGGCACTACGATGACGCAAGGGCGAATGTTTACGCAAGACTTGCGTCAATTCCAAGGGCGAGGCATTCCGATTGCCGAGGAACTTGCAAAGGTTCTCGGTACGACGACCGACAAACTTGGCGATATGGTAACGGCTGGGCGCGTCACGTCAGATGTATTTCAGCAAGCGTTCAACAATATGACATCCGCTGGCTCTCGCTTTGGCGGATTGATGGATGAGCAATCAAAAACTATTACAGGACAGATAAGCAACATCGAGGATGCTATCGATGTTATGTTTAACAAACTTGGCCAACAATCCGAAGGTATCATCAATACTACCTTATCGGGGGTATCGTATATTGTTGAGCATTATGAGCAATTTGGGCGGATGTTGCTCGGACTTGTCGCTACATACGGAGCGTACAAGGCGGCGGTTATGACAGTCGCTGCTGCACAAGGATGGGCAACAGCGGCAGAAGCAATCCATTACAATTGGTTGGTTCTTGTCGAGCGCGCGCAGAAACTTCTCAACGCGACAATGTTGAGCAATCCATACGTGCTTGTGGCAACGGCTATTGCTGGCGTTGTTGCTGCTTTAGCGTCGATGAAAACAGAAGCTGAACTTGTACAAGAGGCGACAGAGAAATATGATGAAGAGAAGCAGAAAGTAATAGAGAAAGAAGAAGAACATCGGCAGAAAATCGAGGAGTTGACCCAGATTGCCAGCGATGAAGCGACAAGCACGACAGCGCGCCGTGATGCGTTGTTTGCGCTCGAGCAGTATTATCCGCAAATCTTCAAGAAATACAGGACTGAATACGATGTCTTGAAAAACATCAAGACAATCAAGGAGGAAATCGCTGCACTCGACGGGAAAAACAGTATTAAGAACGTAGCCACCGAAGCCGCCAAAGTTAATAAGCGTATCGCGGAACTTGAAGCAAAACAGAAAACGGAGTTTACTTATACTGACAAAGATGGAACGACTACTAAACTTGGTGGTTTGTCGGATAAAGAGAAGGCAGAACTTAAAAGTTTTAGAACAAGATTTCAGCAATTAAGCCGCTCAAAGGAAAAGCAGAACGCTGCTGAATATCTAAACGACTTATCTGGTGTCAGCAACAATGAACTGAAGACTGCTATCGCACAGCGAAAAAAACTACTGAACGATATGAAGGTGAACGGCAGAAAAGTCGGACACTTCATTTCGGGTCCACAGGCTTTGCGTGGCTATTTTTCTCTATCAGAAATCGAAGCACAAATAAACTCGCTTGTACGCGAACAAAACGAACGCAGCGCGCCCCGTGCGTCAAGTGATAAATATGTCGCCAGTGCGAAGAAGAACTACGAAGCCGCCCTTAAAAAATACAATGATTTCATTGCGAATAAGTCAAACTCACTCACTGAGGCACAATTCGCAAAGCAGCGTGATGACTTGAAAGCTGCTCTTGATGATGCTGAAAAAGAGTATAATAGGACTAAGACTAAGATAAATAAGGGTGGCAAGACTCATCGAAATGGAGCAGAAGAACGAGAAAGAGAAGCTGCAAAGCGCGAACAAGCACAGCGGAAACTCAATGAAGAATTAATTGCGTTGCAAACGCAGAACGAAGCCGATGAAACGGCTATTATGCACGAAGGCAGCGAGAAACGTCTGCGTGAGATTGAAGATGAGTATAAGAAGCGCAAAGAAACGATACAGAAACAACGTCGTGACTGGATTGCCGAGAACAAGAAAGCGGGCAATTCTGTAGGTGTTGATGGGTTGACCGATGAGCAACGCGCCGCCTTGAAAAAGGCTGATGAAAACAATGAGAAAAGTCGGCAAAAGTCACGCATTGAACTTGAACGAGAAACCCTTAGTGCGGAACTGCAAGCGATGTCGGACTATCTTCAGCAGTACGGAACGTTACAAGAACAGAAATACGCTATTGCTGCATTATATGCACAGAAAATCAAAGATGTGCAAGACAGCGGTGATAGCGAAGAAACCAAACGTTGGCGCATCGCTGCATTGAAAAAAGAACAAGCGTCGCAAATATCGAACGCCAATGCCAAATCGTTGTCGATGGGCATTGACTGGAGTGCCACATTTCAAGGAGTGGGCAATATTCTTAAAGATGTTGCCAAAGCGACCTTGCAGAAAGTCGAGGACTATATTAAGACTGATGAATTCAAGGCACTATCAGCAACGGACAAGAAAACTTATACGGATCTTCGCGAACAATTACGTTTGGAAACAGGGGGTAAGTCTACATCTGTGTTCAATTTCCGCATTTGGGGCGATATAAACAAAGAGGCGAAATTGTACCAAAATGCTGTTAAGAACTTGCGAGAGAAAACCGACGCACATAGTGCCGCGGTTCGTCAGCTTGAAGAAGCGAACAAGGGTCTTGCGAACGCTACTACTGATGACGCTACGAAAATCGCGCAGACGCGTGTAAATCTTGAAAAAGCGAACGTTGCGGACACAGGCAAAGAGATGCAGAACGCCCAGCAAAAAGTTAATGAAACAAGCAGCAATCTAAGCACAAGCGTCAGCAAGGCAGCGAGCGGAATCAGCAACTTCACGAACTATCTCAACGAGATGTCAAACGGCTCATTGTATAATTTCGCGAACGGGATAACGAAGCTTGTCACATCGTTGTTCAAAGGCTCTGATGGTATCGGGAAAGCCCTTAGCGAACTTGGCGGTAAAGCTGGCGGTATTGTCGGTGCGATTCTACAGATTCTTGACGCAATGGGTGATGCTCCGACTGAATTTATCGACACAATGATGGAGAAACTTATTGATTCGATAAATTCAATCATAGAGCAATTGCCATACTTGATTACCTCTCTATTCAAAGACGCAGGAGATGTCATTATGAATCTTGTCAGCGGCATTGCGCATTGGTTCAAGATTGACGATCTTTTTGGCTTGGAAGGAAACTCTAAAGAAGTTGCCAAAACAATAGAATCGCTTACCGATAGGAATAAGCTGTTGCAGAACTCAATCGATTCACTAAATAAATCGATTAAGGATGATAACATCTTCAAGTCGAACGAAGCTTACGAACAAGCGAAGAAGAATCAGACGGAAACGAACAATAATCTGCTTGAAATTGCCAAAGCGCAAGCATCGTATTGGAAAGGGCATCACAGCTGGAATTATTATTGGGAGGGATTATCTTCCTCGCAAATAGCGTGGGCGCAAAAGAATGTCAAATCAAATTTCAACGGCGACATTTGGTCATTGACCCCCGAGGAGATGAAGAAACTTCTTGCTAATGTCGATATTGCAGAAGCAATCCGCGGCACAGGCGAAGGGAATTTTGGCAAAGACGTTCTTGAAAAGCTGCAAGCGTATGCAGAGCAAGCCGAAAAGATTGAAGAATATACCAAGCAGTGGCAAGAAAACATCGCGAAGGTATCTTTTGACACGATGAAAGATAATTTCGTTTCAGCCTTGATGGATATGTCAAAGGACGCAAAGGACTTTGCTGATGATTTCACAGAGCTAATGCAGCGAGCATTGTTGTCCGTCGCACTGCAAGATTTAATCGACAAAGATCTGAAGCAATGGTACGAAAGTTATGTAACCGCACTCAGTAACGGCACTCTGACAGAGCTACAGAAAGATTACTTTAAAGACGCGCTTAATGAGATTTACAAAAAAGGCACGGAGATTCGCGATAATATCGCCGACTTTACAGGCTACGACAATTACACTCAGAAGAGCGGCGATTCGGGCGGTTTCGAAGCTATGTCGCAGGACACTGCCGAGGAATTGAGCGGTCGCTTTACGATGTTGCAGATTACGGCGCAGAACATACATATTGATGTATTGAGCCTGCTGAACAAAATGGATACATCAATAGCGATAAGCACTGTGCGAAACACATTGCTGCAAGAAGTCGTAACGATTATGAATCGGTCAACATCGTATCTTGAAGACATTGCCGCTGATACGCGGAGAATACGCAATGAATTTGGCGAAAAGATAGATGAAATGAATACACGTTTGCGAGTTATCGCTGGATAGAAAAAACAATGAATTGATATGAAAGGTGATTTGATTATAAACGGCAAGGATGCTTACACAACATGGGGTGTAAGCCTGTCGCAAACGGCTCTTACATCACTGATGACACCACCAGAGATGAAAGACTACATAAAGACCACGGCGCGAACGGAACACGGTTCAAGATTGATAAACAACAATCCCGTTTTCGCCGAGCGTACAATCTCATTAGATATGCACCTAATCGCTGCGGATGAAGAACACTTCATTGCGCAGTACAATGCGTTCTGTCGCGTACTCGCTGGGGGTTATCTCGAAATCTCGACACGATGGCAGCCAGATGTCATCTATCGCACCTTTTTTCAGTCGTGCAGTCAGTATTCGCAGTTGATTGACGGACTTGCTAAATTCACGCTGAAAATCATCGAACCGAACCCGAACAACAGAACCAAATGAGAGCGGAAATCAGCATAAGGACAAGCACAGGCAAGGAGCGCGCGACGGTGGTCGTGGGCAGCGGTTCTGTGCGGCGGTTCGCGCTCATGGGCGATGACTATGTGACGCTGAAATTCGTGGTCGTCGAACCTCTCTACATCGCAATCGGAGACTACATCAATACCGACTTCGGACGCTTTGTCATTGTCTCCGACCAGAAGCCGAACATCAGCAAGACGACGGGCGGCTATGAGTATGAATTGAAATTCGAGGCACCGCACTGCGCGTGGAAAAACAAAATATCAATGCTTGTCTACAAACAGAACGTAGGCAACGTGGAGAAGCGTTACCGCAAGGAATCGTCGTGGAATCACACAGCCGACATCATCACACAGGCGGAAGCGGCAATCATCGACAACCTTGAATGCTTGGGAATGGACTACCGCGTGCAGTTGCACGGAGTCGATGAAGACACGGCGAGCAAAAGCGTGCTTGTGACCTACGACAATACAAGCATATACGACGCACTGACATTGATTGCCGACGCTTTTGATGTCGAGTGGTGGATTGTCGGGAACATCATCTACTTCGGAAAATGTCAATTCGGCGAGGAAACGGAATCCGTAGACTTGACACTCGGTGACAATGTGAGCGATATGGGCAACGCCAAGTCTTCAGCCGACTTCGCCACAAGGTTCTACGTCTACGGCTCTGACAAGAATCTGCGCAACTACCGCAAGAACGACCGAGGCGAGAGTGTCGCTCTCGGTGTAGTCACCGACAGGCTGATGCTGCCGAAAGGCACGGACTACATAGACCTGTACAAGTATGACACGGAGGGCAACCGCGTGTACATCACGGACAGCGCATATACCGCCGACACAAACACGGAGATGCCTTCCGAGGAAGTCGTGGAGAATACGATCGTCTTCGACGATGTTTATCCAAAGCAAGACGCTACGATTACCGATGTGTTCGTGTATCGTAAAGCGCCGATTAAAGACAGCGAAGGAAACGTAGTCAAGAAAATCCCTATATTTTGGTGCAAGGTTGACGGCTTCATATTTGACCGAAAATATCTGCTTGAAGGGAAAACGATTCAGATGATGTTCCAAAGCGGCTTGCTGTCGGGAATGACATTCGACGTCACATTCAACCCAGCGAACGACGCAGTGAAGCACCCAGACGGAAGTGTAAACAAAGACGCGCAGCGGTGGGAGCTTGTATACAATACCGACTACGGGCGTGAGTTGCCCGATGAAACGCTGAAGCCGAGTGTCGGCGACAAGATTGTTTTTATCAACTTCGATGCTAAGCTTGTGACGGAGGGCGATATGGTTGCCGATGCCGAGAAGAAACTCTACACCACCGCCGTCGACTATATCAAGAAACAGGCTACCGACAATCAGACATACGACTGCACTATTATGTGCGATGTGGCGCGTGACGGATTCACGCTCGATGTCGGTCAGCGTGTGCGTCTTGTCAACGCCGCATTCTTCCGCACACCGAGGAAAAGCCGTGTCATTGGTTGGGAAATTCCTTTGGATATTCCTTACGACAATCCAGTGTACACCATCGGCGAGGCGGTGAGCTATTCCACCATAGGCACGTTGTCGAAGTCGGTGGAGGCTCTGACTGCACAAGGACAGCGCAGAGAATCGGGAAGCGGCGGTGTGTATCTCATCCGCTCCTACGATAATGTGACACCAGCCTCTGACTTGAACGCCTACTCGGCACTCCGTGCGCTGCGTCAGTTCGTCAATGCGGTGGACGATGATGATGTCGCTGGCTTGCTGAAGTTCGCCAAAGGCTTACAGTCGGCTGGCTTTATGGAAGGCTCTTTCGGGCGTGGCTTTGAGCTGATGAAAGACCGAAACGGACGTTCCTACTTGGAGATTGACGAGATATTCGTGCGGATGCGTGCCGTGTTCGAATCATTGGAAATCAAGCACGTCAGCCACGTCGGCGGCGAGAACATCCTCTCGCCTGCTGGCATTGAGTGCTACAGAGTTGAGACTGTGCCAGCGCAGATAGGATTGCGCAGCAGTGACGGAGCGGACTTGCTTGACAAAGACGGAGAGCAGTTGACGGCGAAAGCCACGGACACGAACGTCTACCGCTGCTACTTCAAGACGACCGACGGAGAGCGGACGATATACAATCAATTCGCGGTGGGCGACCTTGCTCTTTGCCGCGAGTTCAACACGAAGAAGAATGCCGATGGAACGACCCTCGGACGCTACTATTGGCGCGCAGTGGTCGGTGTCGGCACTGACTATATAGATTTATCGATCACCGACTGCCTTGAAGGCTCTGACGCTCCGATGAAGGGCGACACGATTGTTTGTTTGGGAAACAAGTCCGACAAGGCGCGTCAGAATGCGGTCGTGGTATCGTCATACGGAGTGGGAAGCCCGTCTATCAAGATGTATCAAGGCATCAAGACTTTCGCGCTCTCGGACGACAATGCGCCTGTGATTATCTCCCCAGACGGGAACAAGTTTACGGGTGATTTCGTCAGCCGTAGCGGTGACAATATTGTCGACATCATCAACGGCAAGGCGAAGGTGTACACCGAGAAGCCTTTGTCTCAGCCGTACAAGGTCGGCGACTTGTGGGTGAACGCGACGGATGGAACATACAAGAACGAACTGCTCCGCTGTGTTTCCAATGCGAAAACGTTCACCTATCAAGGCAAGCTGAATTATCTGTACAATATCGATGATTGGAAGCCGTCAAACGGCTACACGTCGGAGATAAAGCAGACTTCCGACGCAATCAAGATGTCTGTTTATGCGCTCGGTCAGCCGAAACGCAATTACGCTACACTGCCGCAGACAATGACGTTGACGGTTGCAAAGCCGTCGCTCGGCAACGCAAGCGGAAAACACATTGTCGGAAGTATCATTACCGACGGCTTGACGCATACGCAGCAGTTGTACTTGTCGTTCTACGTCACCACGGTTGGCGACTCGCTTCTTGCCGCTCTGCCTGTGCGTATGGATATTGTCTGCGGAACATCGGTGGCCTACACCACCGAGTTCGAGACGAAGAAAGGTGTATCGGTGTCGGCGACGCAGAAAGACATCGTGTTGACGGTCGAAGAATCGTGGTTGTCGTTCGGGTCGTTGTCGGTGGTGTTGTCAAGCAAGAGCATCGCCACGGTGACGCTGACGGATTTCCGCGTGTGCCTTGTCCCCAACACTTCGTACTCCGAAGCACAGGAACTAAAGCTTAAACGCACGGGAATCGACATCGAGAACGAGCGAATCTTGCTGCAAGCGGACACCACGGAGTTTGTCGGCAATGACGGAACTACACGTGTGCGGATATTCGGAAGTGACGGCAAGATAAACGCCGAGATGATTGATGCCGACAGCATTGTCGCAAAGCGTCTGCAAGCGAAGACGGCTCTCGGCACGGTGGATATTGACAACGGCGCCATATTGCTGACTGACGCGAACGGAAAGCCGAGAATGCGCATATCGGGGGGCAATCTCACCGCTTCGGCTTCGTCAGTCGACATCCCGATGAAGCTGTACTCTGGACAGATTGATGTTGACGAGAGTAAGGACTACTACCACGCGGAGATTGCGTTGCCCGAAGCAAGCGGCTATGTCTTCAAGACAGCCGATGGAGCGGTGGCGAAACTGCCGACGATAGGGCTCGGTGTGTCGGAGCTTGTTTCCGATGCATTGGCATACCCAGGAGGGCGCATCCGCGCACGCCTTGAACTGCTGCTTGACGGCAAGGTTATCGGTGCGCTTGACAAGGAAACCGCCGCTACCGACTTGTCTGTTTCGGGGACGCTCACCCTTGATTCGCTCTCGGTGTCACTCTCCGAGGGCATCCACTCCATCACTGCCAATGTGTGGTTCTGGGGCAACGGGAACGCTATCACTTCGACATCGTTCCGCATCGAGCCGAACGGCAACATCTTGGTGACATATCCGACAGATATGGTGGAAATCGCAGCGGACGGATTCCGCGCCGCAACCGCTGGCGGAACGTACATACAGCAGACTGCCGAAGCTTGTGTGATGGCTTATCAGCAATACCGCTTGGAGGTGTCGGGCAAGGGCATCCGTGTCACGGCTGACGGAAACAAATGGAATAACTTAATATAGCGTGAATAGTATGATTAGAATAGTAAGAGGAAACAGATTTCGGCTGCTGATACCGCTCGAACTGACAACGACAGAGGGTGGAGTGAGCAAGACTGAGAAATACACGCCGACGGAACAATGCCGCGTGTGTGTCCGCAAGGCATCCGCTTCCTATGATGTTCCGCACTCGGTGCAGGACACGAACGTGCTTGTCGTTGACATCGCCGCCGACTTGCTCGGCAACGGGACGTATGCGGTGGAGGTGACTGACAAGGATGTGCGCTCAATGCGCCTTGCTCAATTCGCTATTGTGGAAACAACGGAGGAGGCGGACATCAAGCATCCGACGGACTTTGAGTTGCAGACCGCTGCTATTGACGCACAGGTGTTTTTCGGCGGGATTACAGAGAACGATGTGCGGAGGATTGTCGATGAGCATCTTGGCATTCCAAAGGACGCGAACGGAGAGATTTTATTAACCAAAGAACAAATATAGTATGGCATATCAGATTAATTTGACAGGACAGGAGATTGACGAGCGGCTTCAAAACGTAGGCACTCCCGCGGACAATCCAGATGCTAACGGAACGCTATTCGCTCGGCAGAACAAGAATGTTGACGACATTGATGAGATAGGTAGTCGGCAGACCAACATCGAGAAAGTCGTTTCGGGCGCGCGTAGGGAGGCGTATTTCTCGCTACGTTTTTTGAACCTTATCGTTGATTCAAAATCCATTGCGGATATAGGCAATATCAAAGTAATGCTCTATCGTTGGTCGGGGAAGAGATATTCAGAGTTAGAGCTGTTTACTAAAAATGACATAGGCAAATCGCAAAAAATAATTCAATATGGAATCATACTAAAACAAGATGGAAATGGTGCAAACATACGAACGCCATACATCCATTATAACGATGATGCTACAGAGGAGATGCTTGTAGATGCCTTGAAAAACGCCTTTGGAGGACGCATCTCTTACCGCAAAATCAAGAAGAAACGTTGGCGTTTACAAGCGTTTCTGAACGGCAAACCGATAACCGCTCCGTTTGACTTCAGAGTGTCGATTGACTGCAACGACACACGCTCCTTGACAAAAGGAGGAATGATGCGCAGCGTGCCAAGCTCAGGTAGTGTAGTGTATGACGGGCTTTTTAATGGAAGCCAATGGCTTAGATGTAAGAAAGGAGATTTGCTTGATTTAAGCTATTCCGCTGACGCTGGGATATTGTTTCCCCCCACCCCTGGGAATGTGATAGGTGGGGATGATAACGCAAAAGGATGTGTTGTGGCAGTGAAAAATATCACTCAAGATGCCCGTTCTGTCACTGTCCTTTGGACAGTCGGGGATTCCCTTTATGAGATTGGTGTAGAAGAACGTACAGAGAGTGACGAATATGTTTATCGTTGCACTTCCCCAGCTAAGAAGTTATGCGACGACATCTATGACTACGCCTCCAAGATGAACAGCGGCACACTCCGTGACCTTTACGTATCTGCTGGTGCGAAGTACAACGAGGCGACGGGTTATTACGAACTGAACGGGCTGACGGACATCACCGAGGAGGAAATGAGGGCGATATACACGCAATGGCAAAAAGATGTTGGAACTGCGGGACATGATACAGGATGGCTAACACTACCTCCGAATATGCGTACAAATTTACCAAGTCTATATCGAGCAGATTTAATAAGCGCATTGTCTAACAGCATAGGCGGTTCATCTGTGGAAGTCCTCTGTATTGCAGAGCAATCGAACGACACCCGTGTTATGTACGTAGCCGCAACACAGGCTGTAGCACAAAATAATATGCCGAAGTTAAGGAGAGTGATTGGGATTTGGCGTTACAATGATAAGAATCCGTCTAATTTCAATTTCACCTATGGGCAACCGTTCGGCAAATGCCCATTACTCGAAGAGATAAGAATGTCTAAAATCAACAAGTCGCACACCTTTGCTGTATCGCCCAATCTTAGCAAGGAATCAGTGCTATATATGATAACTAACGCCAACCCACCGAGCGGAGCGGCAGCAGGCAGCATAGCAATCACACTCCATCCCACCGCCTATGCCCGTCTGAAAGACGATGCGGACATAGTGGCGGCGTTGGAGGCAAAAGGGGGAATTGTAGTATTAATATCAGCATAAAAAACAAGAATCATGGTAACAAAACAGAACAACGAGATTTTCAGCACGGAAGAGAAGTACGTGCATATCATAGGTACAGACAACTATTTCAAACGGGGACTTGCTATCGGTTTGTCAGTAGAGCAGTGTGAGGAGGTGGACGAGATACCGAAAACTTACAACACTAAAGCCTATGAGGACAAGGTGGACAGCCTTATCCGCAATCGCTACTCGCTCAGCGAGGAACTTGGCATACTGCGACAGAAAGACACGAAGAAAGCGGAATATGACGCTTATTTCGCCTACTGCGAGCAGTGCAAGGCGGAAGCGAGGGAGTGGTTGAAGGAACATCCTAACGGCGATTTGCCGCCATTGCCGCAAGTGGAAGAAGTGACGGACTATCTTTCGGAAACAACTGACGATGTTGTGGGATTGGGATTTGGGCAATAAAAAAAGGCAGCAAAGGCGAAGCCGACACTGCCCATTATAGTACGCACAGGCGAAGCCCATGCACGAACCATTATAGTACGCACGGGCGAAGCCCATGCACGAACCATTACACAACAAAGATAGAAAACATATTGAAAACCACAAAATGAATAAAGAAAAAAATGACAGGAACGGCAGTTAACAATAGTCTTCGTATCGGGACTGCAAGTATGGGAGTGTTCATAGGCGAAATCAGCACACTGCTCTGGGATATGCGGTGGCTGATGCTCCTCGCTGGAGTGCTGATTATCGTAGACTTGTGGCTTGGTGTGCATAAGAGCATCGCCAACAACGTTGACATCCGAGCAAGCCGCGCTCTGAGGAGAACGATGATGAAGATAGCCGACTACCTTTGTATCGTGATTCTCGGTGCGGTGGTAGGCAAGGCACTCGGAGAACCGCTCGGATGCTCCGCTATCGTAATCGCCGTGGTGCTTATGTCGATAGCGTGCTTGTGCGAGCTTGACAGCATCATCAGCAACTGGGGCGAAATCAAGGGAGTGAAAATAAACGTCTTCAAGATTATTCTCGGACTTGTAGGCTACAAGCGCAAGGAACTCGGAGAAGCACTAAAAGGAACAATTACAATCACTAAAAAACGGAAGAAATGAAATATTTTACACTTAACGAGCTGACACGTAGCGATACCGCCACAAAGAATAAGATAGACAACACGCCGACCGACGATGCGGTGAAGAACTTGACTGCACTCGTAGACAAGGTGCTTGACCCTTTGAGGGAGATGTACGGCAAGCCGATATACATCTCCAGCGGCTACCGCTGCCCACGGCTTAACAAGGCGGTGGGCGGTGTCGCTGGCTCACAGCACAAGACAGGACAGGCAGCCGACATCAATCAGCGAAGCCGCGAGGAGAACGCGCGTGTCTTTAAACTGATTGAGGAGAACCTTGACTTCGACCAACTGCTGTGGGAAAACGGCGGTCAGTGGGTACACGTCAGTTTCCGTGCTGACGGCAAGAACAGAAGACAGGTGAAACGATTATGGAAGAAATGATTTATTAACCAGACAATGGAACGCGCTCTTTGACATTCGGAATCACCGCAAAAAACTACAAAATTTTCTTGAAATTATATACAATATTTCGATAGAATTATATATCTTTGCATAGAAAAAGTCCCATATCGGCTAAATATGAGACTTTTAGAAATTCGGCACACCGCCAAATAAAATTTTAATCTTATGCAAGATATGATAAATTTATCGAAACGGCAAGCATTCTCGAAAGAAGATGCCGTAGAACTGCTTAGACAGTATGCAGTGCAGATATTCAGTGCCTTTGATGTGGCGCTGGAGAAATACAATGTGGAGATACAACAGACAAGCCCGCTTGCACGGGTGCGGTTGGACTCGCAATTGTTGCACGCAAAAATAACAGACAGCTTTATTGACACATTCCCAGAGAATACGATTGTTGGCAAATATCGCAGAATCATTTTCCGCTATGTGGGCAATAACAATAAATGCCAGCTTATAATCAAGAAGCTAAGCAAATTAGGTCGTCCGTCGTACATAAGCACACGACTGAGCAACACGATATTGTCGCAAGGTCAATGCGAGTTGTTTGATGGTGACGAAAGCGCAAAGCGAGAACCTTTATTGATTTTTGGCTATACAAAAGACAGATACGGCAATTTGACAAATCCGAGAATCGTCTATTTTGACGAAGAACCGATTTGGGAAATTGTTCCGTCCGATTTCGCCACTACTCTGCCGAATATTGACAGCGTAGAACGTATCGAAGTAAAGCCGAAAAGAAAGCAGAGAGAGAAAAAAGCAGAATGATAAAAACGGGTGGTGTGCCGTTTTATTCATCAAACGTATTTAGTTATGGAAAATCAACAACTGGCAAACGCAAAGAGGCGCAGGCAGCTGATATTTGCAAGGGAGTACAGAGGACTATCGCAGACGGAGCTTGCAAAACGTGTCGCGGGATTGTCGCAATCCAATCTTTCAAGGTTTGAACAATTAGGCGGCTCATTGTCGGAAACGGTTTTGCGAAGAGTTATGGATGTGCTTGAATTCCCTTTCGAGTTCCTCGGAATAGAAATTGAAAATAATCCAGAGAGCAAGCATTATCGCAAGAAAAGTCGGATTGGAGCAAAGGACAAGGCAAAGATAGACAAATTTGTGGCTGTTGCGACTTATGTGTTCGACAATATCCTTGATGAGTTTGACGCACCACCTTTCAATTTTCATTATCTCAATGCGGAGGACGGAATAAGTCCTGAGGAAGTCGCAAGGCAGACACGTAGAACGTGCCGAATTGGGAGTGGTGCTATCCGCAATATCTGTAATCTTCTTGAGCGCAATGGTGTGTTCGTGTATTTCTGGGATTGCGAGTATGAGGATTTTGACGGGGTGTCGCTTGTCTCCGACAAAGGGAATCATATCATTGTGGTCAACAAGAATATGCCGAATGACCGCATTCGCTTTTCTCTTGCGCACGAGCTTGGCCACTTGATAATGCACAACAGTATGTTTGTCGTCCTTGAGGCAAGGGATAAGGAGAAGGAAGCCAACCAATTTGCAGCGGAATTTCTTATGCCAGAGAGGGAAATAGGAAGCTCGCTTCTGAACGTGAGACTATCGGCATTGCCGTTGCTGAAACAAATGTGGTTGACATCAATGTCCTCGTTGATTATGCGCGCGAAAACTCTCGGTAAAATAGACAGCGACAGGTATAGAATGCTTATGACGGAAATGAGCCGTAGAAGGTGGCGCACAAACGAGCCAATACAGGTAGAACTTGACCGCCCGACATATTTGGCAGATGCAGAAAATATGTTGCAGGACGATTTCAATCTTGACTATACGGAGCAGGCAAAGATGTTGGCTTTGCCCGTAGACATACTCAGAACGATATTCCAAGAAAAAACAACGCCCAAAATATTGAAACCAGTGTTTTGGGCAACTCGTTGACAATACACTCCGTAATGGAGGTGTGCTTAAAAACGCTGGGGCGGTGATTCCGAATGTCGGAGTCGCCGCTCCTTTTGTCATAAACGTTTTTGAGAATGAGAGATGACGAGAAATGCAGATATGTCTGCGTGGTGATAGGCTGGGTGCTGATTGCCGTGCTTGCGGTGATGTGCCTCGGATGCAAGTCGGTGCAGTATGTACCTGTGGAGTCTGTGCGCACCGATACGTGCTACGTGAACAAGATACGCACCGATTCCGTGTATGTGCGCGACTCGGTGGTCGTGGAGCGCGGCGGTGACACAATCAAGGTGACTGCGTGGCGGTGGCGCGAGCGGTATGTTGTGCAGCGCGACACCATCTATCGGAGCAAGACGGACAGCATTGCCGTACCTTATCCTATGGAGCGCAAACTCTCTCGATGGGAAAAGACGAAACAGGACATCGGCGGCATAGCCATCGGTGCGTTCATCGCCGTTGTGTCAGCGGTCGTGATTTGGTTGGCGGTAAAGAAAATGAGGAGATGAAAAAAAGCCCCCGACATAAATAAAATATCACCACAACATCCTATTTAACACACACGTTCCGTGCGGTGTCGGGAGCCAATTATGCCTGAATCGCACGGACGTTTTGTGTCTTGTAAAGATAAAGCGGATGTTGTGGTTCGGCAAAGTTAGTAAATTAAATAGGGAAATCAAATGAAAACAATCGAAATCTTTGCCGAGGCTGTGAAATTCGCCTCAGAAGCATCCGACATTCCGAGCGACAGGATATTGTCGGAGAGCCGTGACGCTGACGTTGTGGACGCAAGAATGCTCGTTATTCAGACGCTTTACGACATCGGACTATATCCGCGGAGGATAGCCGAGATGTTCGGAATGACGCCATCAAACGTGCGCCATCTGCTGACTGTGGACAACAGGAAAAAAACAAACAAAGTCTACGCAAACAACTTGCAAGCATTACGCAAGCACATAGCAAGCATCTTCTTTGACACCGAGTGATTCCGTGCGATATTTGCAGCACTGGCAATATTGCCAGCGTCTTAAAATCAATATTTATGGAATCAAAAACTTATGTTTTCGGTGAGAACGGCAACAACGGGATGATGTCGCTTCTTGCTCCGCTGATGCAGAAGAGCGGTCTCGATCCAAACTTGCTTCTCGCTATGAACCGCAACAACGGCGGCTTTGGCGGCGAGGGAGGTTGGTTCATGTGGGTAATCTTCCTGTTCTTCCTTATGGGTTGGGGAGGCAACGGCTGGGGTTTCGGTCGCAACAACGGCGGAGGCATAGCCAGCGAAATCAACAACGATTACGGGCGCAGTCTTCTGATGGACGCAATCGGCGGAAACCGCAACGCATTGAGCAACCTCGCGACTCAGCTCAACTGCACCGAGGGTCAGATTCAGAGCGCAATCGCCGCTTTGACATCACAAGTGCAAAGCGTCGGCAACCAAGTCGGAATGTCGGGGATGCAGGTAATCAACGCGCTTCAGCAAGGGAATATGCAGATTGCCCAGCAGATAGCCAACTGCTGCTGCGAGAACCGTCTCGCAACGTGTCAGCAGACGAACACCCTGCAAGGCGCAATCAATAACGTTGCTGTGGGACAGGAACGTGGCTTCTCCTCTGTTGCGTATGAAACACAGCGTCAGACGTGCGACATTGAGAAATCCATCAAGGAGGCGACAGACAAGATTGTCGCTGGACAAGCGGCAGCGGAAATGCGCGAGATGCAGAACAAGATTGACATTCTCCGCGAGGAGAACGGAACGTTCAAGTCGTCGGCAATGACATCGCAGATTGTCGGCAGCGCAATCGCTCCCCTCAATGCCGCTCTTGCTGGACTCCAGGGCGAGGTGGCTGGAATCAAATGCAAATTGCCCGAAACTACGACCATCCCATACAGCCCTGTAGTGGGTGTTCCGTCGTGCGTGGCAGCGCAGATGGGCTTGTACGGACTGAACGGCACTACCTTTTGGACGTAGAAAGGAGGGCGCTATGACTTTCCGAGCATTTACATTCGTCAATAGGCGCGGCTCTGCCGCTATATCGACAACAGGCGTGAAAGTAAACACCGACAGCGTTGTGTTCACGTTCGCCAACCACGCATTCGTCAACGCGTGGTATCGCGGCACTCTGTTCGTCGACTTGGTGCAAGCCGTTCCGACAGGCACGACAGGCACACTGCCCGTCCTCTTCGAAACAAACGGAGTGACGAAAGCCGTCACTAAATTCAACGGCGCCGCACTGACTGCCGCCGACATTCCAGGAACTGGGGTGGTGCAGTTATGGTTTGACCGCCAAACCGACACCTTGCAATTGATGTCGGGAATTGTTTAACAAAAAAAAGCAACAGATATGTTCAGTGGACTAAGACAGAACGCATTGATATACATCCTCGAGAAAGGGGAAACCCCGACATTGAAAGTCGGGCAAGTGGTATCGGTAAGCAATCCGACACCGAGGTACTCACAACCGACAAATCCATATTCGGCATTCTCGCAGAACGTGGAGCAAGTGGTCGACATCTCGGTGAAGACCGACGATGGAACGGCGGTTGACTTCAAGCAGCTTCCCGCCTCGCTCGCCATAGCCAACCAAGGGAGCGTTGTCGTTGCAGACAACAAGGAAGCAATGACATCGGAGGTGGAAGCGATGCTCAGAACGTCGCGCAGCGTTGTCGAGAGTGTGGACTACCACAAGCGAGTTATCGGAGCGTGCGACACTATGTTGCAGACTCTAAACCCTCAATTCGCCAAGGAGCGCGAGCAAGAGCAGAAAATAGGCTTGCTCGAGGAGAAGGTTACAGGAATGGAGGGAACATTGTCGGACATACGTTCGATGCTGTCCAAGGCACTGAACACGTCTGTCGCGAAAACCAAAAACTGAAACGACTATGGGATATATGATTGAAATCACTGAAGACAAGCTGGGAACGCTTGCCGAGAACGCGGAGAAGATGCTCCGCTATGGTGGAAAGGTTATGCAGTGCATAGATGATTTGCACCGCGGAAGCGGACGGATGGGCGAACGTCACTACGACGACTACCGCTCCATGGGCGACTACCGCGAGAAGTGGAACGATGATGATGACCGCGACCGCTACGGAGAACGCGGCTATCGTCGCAGATATTAGAGAGCGCTATGAAACATCGTGAGCCTCTTGACTTGTACGACACGAAGCCGCACGGAATGTCCGAATACCTCAGACACAACGGGTGGCATTTCAACCGCCGTATGTGCGAGTTCGCCGTATCGCTTATGCGCAAGGACGGCAAGCGCATCGATCCGTGGCGAAAGGAAGATGTCGACGAGTTGCTGAAGTCCGCATCGGTGCAGATTGACTGCACAGACCACGACTATGTGTATGTGGCGAATATGGCTAAGGCTGACTTCCTCGGCGGATGTCTTGCAGACAACACCGCGGTAGCGAAGTATGTGAATGATGTTTTGAGCGATGAAGACCAAGCCGACGGCTTTATTTTCAACCGCTTTTATGCCGACTGCGCGCGCAACGGAGTGGGCATTCCGTGGGAGGATGTGCTGTGATACGGCTGACGCTTGACATAGTGGGTTACGGATGGACGGCGGAGGTGTTTCTTGCCGTCCATTCTTTTGACGCAGACGCGGTTCTCGCCAGTCTGCGTGCGGTAGACTGCGACGATGAGTATTTTATCAAGGCGGAGGGGAACTTGCGTCAGAGCCGCTTAAACCAAGGTCTGACGTACAGCAATATCGCTTTACGGAGGTCAGTGATGGTTGTCGGCGCTGCTTCGTCCGCGTCGGAGTGTGCAAATTCGCTCGTCCACGAACTGCACCACCTTGTAGCGCACATCTGCGAAGGCTCCAATGTGGACTTGTCGAGCGAAGAAGCGTGCTATCTCGCTGGCGGTCTTGCCCAGTTGATACACAATGATGCCGCGCCGCTCCTGTGCGATTGTTGCAGAAAGAAGAAAGGGAAACATTATGAAGAACGACATCATCAAGACGCGGAAAAAGAATAGCCGTCACGCTATCGACTTATATCGGATTGTGCCGCGCCGAGAGCGTGCGGCTGACATTGAACGCTTTGTCCGTTGTTTCGGCATCGCAGCGAACGACATCAACAAGCCGAAACAAGTTTGCGACAATCCGTCGTAAGGCAATGTTCGACAAAAAAAAGAGGATGCACGATATGTGCAACCCCTTTTGGTGTGTGGTGGTGTGGTCTTTCTATCTTGGGATCAAGACCAACGAGCAGTCAAGAGCCTCGCATAGGCTTAGTATCGTATTAAGACTTGCGTTAAGGTTGCCACCTTCAATCCGTGCTATGTTGGAGCGTGCAACACCGCTCTTCTCACTGAGGGCGACTTGTGACATCTCTTTGCTCGTCCTCGCTTGTTTTAGTGCCTTGCATAGGCGCATCCGTGCCTCTGCCTCCGCCTTGCGCTTGCACACCTTGTGGTAGGTGTCCTCGTTATCAATTACTATCAGTCGGTATACATCATCATCACTCCATCCGTAGTCTTCCTCCCACGTAGGGTTGTATCTGGGATCGGCGAAGTCAGCATAGGCAGCCTTGTCCATTTCTACGAGCGTGTATTCTTTTTTTTCCAAATCCTTCTCGTCTACATCATCAACCCACTCTATGTCGTCTATTGTTACATATCCATATCTCGGCGTCTGCGTAAGGTAGCATACATCTGTAATTGTTGCCATTTTCTTATTCGTTTATAATTTTGTTGTTCTGTTTGTTTATTTTTTCAACCCAATCTCGTACTGATGAACATCGTAGTCGTGATAGCCTACCTTGTATCTGTCCCACACCTCGTATGTCAGCTCTGGGATGTCATTAAAGACGACAAGGATTTCATCTTCGTTCATCTTGTCAAGCACGTTAGCGATGTCGTTCAGACGCTGTGCAAGAGCTTCTTCGTCCTCGTCAAAAGACGCTGCGTCCTCTCTCAGTCCATCTGCCTCTGACTTCTCGTAGACAGACAGGCGGTCTTCTTCGATAAAAGCTCTACGCATATCGAAAGGTGCGTCTTCCCATCCGCAATCTGTCCACACACGCTCGCCGTCACGCTTGGTGTATGAGTGTATAGCCAAGTCATACTTCTTAGCGATTTCTTCAGCCTCTGCAAAAGAGGCGAAACCTACGATTGCTTTGCCTGCCGTGGTGTCTACCACCTTGCAGTATGATGGTGTGTCAAGACCTTCGAGCGATGTAGGGCAATTGACGCTGAAGTAGAAAACATCGCCTTCTTGGTTCACTCCCTTGAAAACTCTTACATCGTCATCAGCGAAATAATCAAGCATTTCTCTCGCCTGTTCTGCGTCGAACCCGTCCAATTCGGTGATATACGCTTCGTTAAGCAAGGCTTGCAATTCTTCTTCGCCATATTCGTCGGACGCCAAAAACGGGTCTGCATTGAATGTCATCACATTAACGTCTGCTGCATTGATTTTTGTTGCCATAGTTTTTTTGTTTTTGAGTTATATTGGTTTTGATTTCTGTTACAAAGATAATACCTTTGTGTCATATATGCAACACTTTGCCCAACAAAATACACAACGTTAACACTTTTTAGCAAAGGTGCATCCATTCTGTGCTTATAAGCCATCTTCGCTTTGGTTTTCTCGGTTTTTCAATGTATCTTTGCGAAGTTTAATAATTATATAATCTTCATTTCTCGCGTCGTGCGAGGAGTTTGAAAAGGGGTGCTTCCGAAGTGATTTCGGAGGCACTTTTTGCATTTTTGGTGCGCAAATGTTGCACGGCAAGATTTTTCAGTAAAAATACCGTAGTGTATTTGTTTGAAATTCAATGAGATACTTATTATATTTTTAAGGATAAGATACCTTTATACAAAAGTAA